CCCCCTCTCTACCTCTATCATTTTATCTTACTCTGTATATCTCTGTATATAAGATAGATAATAGATTAAAGTTATTATGATAATAATTTAATCTTATCATGTGTATAGGAAAATTATTTTAATTATTCTAAAAAAGTTCTTGACATTCATTTTGATGTATGCTAAAATAAGAAGTGTGGAGGCGATAAATATGAAACAGAAATTATTAACAGCGATTCAAACATATAAACAGTTAGACGCTAAGGCTACAGCAATGGCAAGTACAGTTACATGCAGTGACCCTATGTATTTTGCTGCTGATTATGTTGGAATGGTTATTAATGTTTATGTTTACAGATTTATCAATTGGTTAGAAAATAAATTAAAGTAAAATGGAGAATATCGCAAATGAGTAGAGTTGCTTCTAAAGAATTAGTTACAGGGTTGTTTAAAGAAAAACTAAACATTGACATTACTGGACTTAGGCAGACGTATATTGCCCCTAGACCGATTATCTGTAAAGAATGTAATACAAGATTTCAGTCTACGGATGTTATGTGTTTCGATTATAATACCGATCGAGTTCTTGTTCATTGCCCTCAGTGCAAAGAACAAAATCTTATTTTAAAAAGGAAGATGTTAAGCTAATGGCTTCTTCTCTCGACATTTCATTAGGTAAAATTAAAAAAGAATTATCTTCTCTATGGCCTGGTGCATTTCCAGCTACTTTAGATGAGTTTTTATATTCGTCTAAAATACCAAAGACTACGCAGATAGATTATGAGAAAGTATTCAGAGATTTATATACGTTTCTGCGTAATGTTAAAAAAAGAAATGAACCAGATATAATAGTTTGGATATTTGTTCGCGAAAAGATGTTCGATATCTATCAACAATATGGCGACCACCCCAGAGATTTTAATACTGCTATTAAACGTGCTTTTGGTTATGATAGATCAAGACCGGATGAAGATTGGGCAGGACAAGCGGGTAGAGACGCGATACAGGATAGATTAGATCGTCAGACGGATAATATAGACAAAATGGAACGTATCGAAAAGAATGCTCCTAAAGTTGATAAACAGCTTAGTGATTTAAGAGAAATACCTAAAGAAGATTTAGACAAGATACTTTGCTTAGAGCCTGATACAGAGGCGATGATAAAAGACCCTGAAACATTTGACTATGTGAAGGAGCGTGATTATTATTTCAAGCGCAAAAGAGACTATCGCGATTCGTATAATCTTAATAGTAGCGCTGATGCTCCTCTGTTAAATGAAGTGGTTATGCGCGAAATACAGTTGGCTCGTTTTGATGAATACATGGCAAAACACCATAATCGCTTTACTGGTGATGCGCGTGATAAAGTGTTTGAAGGGCTATGTAAGGCGCAGAAGTCGCTTGGTATATCTAGAGAACAGCGTATAGATGCAGAAGGCGTTGCGAAGGATACCATAGCTGATCTTGCTGATACGTTTGAAGCATATATACAGGAACATCATATTGATTTATCAAATCTATTCGCCCTTGAAGAGATAGAGATGCTATTACAAAAATATGACCGTGGTGAATTTAGGGGTACAAAAGAATTATCAGAGCATTCATTTAAATATTTAACAAAAGGCACATCAGTTGAGGAGGCGCGTAAAATATTAGCAGATAACAAGGGGCTAATGGAAGATTTAGACAAAGAGGCAAGTCAAATAAAGTTTTAAGGAGCGATTATGGAAGATGGAGTAGAACAGAGATATAGTTTAGGTACATATAGAAGTTTTAAAATAAAAGTGGATAATATTACAACGATTGAAGACATAAAGACGGTTCTTAAGGCGTTAAATATAACTATCTGTTTTATGAGCAATAATAAAACAATTAGTGAAGAAGAAATATCTAATAGCAACCATTTATTTGAAGAAGTTAAGGAGTAATTAAAATGGCTAAGAAAATAATTTACGAGGACTGTAATCTCGACATTACCAATGAAAACAAATATAATGTCAAAAGGCTTGGCATCAAAGACTATGTATGTCAGAAGTGTTATACGAAGAAACTCGATAAACTGAAAAAATCAGAATTAAAAAGAAAATCTAATTAAATAAGGAGCGAAACAAATGTTCAAAGCTGAGGTTAAAACCGGAGAGCTACTGAGACAGTTAAAAAGATGTGCTGAAATAGTTCCTACATCAGCGGCATCACCGATGTTGCTTAATGTAAAGATGGCATTTGATAAAGATCAGATACGTTTATTTGCTACCGATATGGAAGCGTTTGTTGACATATCAGTTGGACTGATTGGCGATAACGCTGTTCAACTTTCTGCATTGTTCAATGTTAATTTATTATGCCAGATATTGAACGGCATCCAGGCGCCTAAAACCGAAGTATGCTATGACCCCGAAACGATAACACTTTATCTTTCAAACCCAAAGCAGAACTATGAAGTAAGAGGGTTTAAAGCAGATGATTTCCCTGCCATACCGTCAGTGAATGGCAACGAGATATTAGAAGAAACAGAATACGACGTAGATGCGTTTCAGAGGATGATTAACGCCACTGCATGGTCGTTGCCGAAGAAAGAGCATATAGAGTTCTGTTGGTTCTATTTTAGGGGCGGAGACGGCGCTTTAACGTGCTATACAACCTGCAAAGAGGCTATATCAAAATATTCCATTAACAATGGATGGGGTGAAGAGGCCGTTGAGTTTATTCTTCCTCCGAAGGTATTGTTAAAGATTGCTAAATATAAAGCACATGAGAAAAACATTACTTTATCTATTTGCAGTGATTATACATGCTTGCGTTTTGATAATGCTTCGTATATAATAAGAACATCGGCATCTGCGTTCCTTCCCTTTGATAGTATAATGGAAAAGCAGATAGAAACGAAGAATATAGCAATAGTTCCCTCGGTTATGATTAATGCAGATGTTAAATCAATATTGCCCTTAACTGGCAATGGCGAGTTCTGCTGGATTGAACTTGATAACGACGGCGATGATAAGTTGGTTATGAAGGCTACATCAATGTCGCAGAGCCATGGAACGATAAGGACGGCAGCTAAAATCAATGGAGAGTTTGGCGGTAAATATTCTGATGTCAAGCTGAAATCTTCACTTGAAAGCATGTCGGCTAATGAGATAAAGCTCAGGCAAGGCCCGATTGCTCTTATATTAGAAGCTGACTACGGCGATGGCGCTGAGAGCGCAGTTAATATGATCGGAATGAAAAAATAAATAGGATGTGAATGGCGGGGCTTCGGCCCCGCCTTAAATGGCAATACTAAGTCAATTTAAAAATCATTCAGTTAAAACAGATTGGGCCACTAAGAAACGATATCTTCGTATGATATGGTTTTTTAGGACATATCCACATATGGCTGCGCGTATGATGTTAGGTTTGAGGTTAGCGCCTCATCAACGTATAGCAATTAATACGGCATGGCAAACTCCAAGATGCATATGGCAATTCTCTCGCGGTATGGCCAAGACCTTTACGGAAGCCGTACTGATTTCGCTTTTGGAAATGTTATATCCGTCATATAAAATACAATCAACAGCCGGCGGTTCATTTAAACAGACCGAACAGACTTTTGATTATATTGAATCTATCGTTAAAAGCGAAGTGCTTGGACAAAGCGAAAAGAATTATGCAAGGAAGTTACTACCAAGAGTTGACAAGGTATTAACGCGACAGCCTTCTAACTGGTCAATGAAGATGGCAAAGGGTATAAGTAGAGGTTTAGCTATCAAGGGCGGCAATCGTGGATTCCGTGCTAATCAGTTGACGGTTGGCGAAGCTAATGATATAGAACGCGATTGCATGGATAAGGTATTGCGCCCGTTCTTGAATGTATTATACGACCCGATGAATTTTGATAGACGAACTGCATATTGCCCTGTTCCTGGCTTTAGAGATAGAAGAAAAGAGAAAAACTTCTTGCTATTGTCTGGAACTATTTCATATGATTTTACTTATTACTTCCAGCTTATTAAAGAATATCAACAGCAAATGCTTGATGGCAATGACGAATATGCTGTTATCTTTTTTGATTTTGAAGATAGTTACATAGGCGAACAGAGTATTGACCCAAATGTTCCCATAGTAATTTATAAGGTTTATTATGGAATGGATTTGGGAGAAATAATAGCGCCATTAAAAGAAGAGAATGTAAGCTACGAGCATTGGCTTGCTGAACAAAAAAATATCCCTGTAGCATCAGAGGGTAAGTTCTATCCACCTATTCTTGTTTATGATAGTTATAAACTGGCTAATGGAAATGACTCGATGGCATGCCTTAAGTTTGAATCAAGTGGGATTTGCTTTATGGGCATTGACCCTTTCTATGGTAGTGCTAAGGGCCAGAAGACACAGAATAAAAATGCTGAATTTGCTTTAACGATATTAGAACTGTTGGAAGATCATGCACAATTGGTTCATTGTATTGGCGTAAGAAATATAGATTATGGCGGAGCTACAAATATAATACTTGATTATCTTAAAAGGTTCCCGCGCACAACACTCATAGGCATGGACGCGAGAGGTGGCGGTATTCCGATAAGAGATAATTTAAGATCGAGTAATTTTAGTCATATTCCTATAATAGACCCCACCGATCCAGATAATGCTCCATTCCTTGATCCTACAAGTTGTACCCCTTATCAAGATATGTTACGGCTATTGTCACCAACTGATGAGTTCAACACGATACATAATGAGTCATTAAAGAATATGTTACAACGTAGAACTATTATAGTTCCATTTACAACACATGGACATTTTGATTATGATAGAGACAATCGTATTCCACAATATGAAAAGAGACCAGAAGCAGATATCGATAAATTGTATAGAGATTTACATGTATTAAAGACACAGTTGACATCTGTTGAAACAGAAGCAACGAGTAATTATTTAAAATTCTTTGTTAGATCGGGGCAGAAAGATAGATATTCATCTTTCTTGTACGCCGGAGCAATGTATTGGAAATGGAGGCTAGACCATCTTAACGTGACACAACGCTCAAATATTCCAGGTGGAGCTTGGCGCTAAAATAAAATATTTTAAAATAGTTCTTGACATGTCCTATCTATTAAATTACAATATAGATAGGATAATGTTGTATTTGTAACAACTATTTATTATGCATGGACGGAGGGCAAATGTCAAAGACAGTTAGAATAAAAAATGTAACTCCTAATGGCGATATAGAAACTGTAATTGGAAGAGTTACGGATATAACTATCACTCCGTCTATTAGTTATTTGAATACTTTGAATGATTTCAATGTATCAATTACACAAGGAACATTTTCTGAGCCTATTATTCGAGACTGTATATTGCTCTCTAATAAATTATATCTTATGGGTGGCGTTGCTTCAACTGTGGTAGATTTGCAAGTTATTATGGCAAATACTATTATGGAGATTGAAACTGACAATGAAGAACTCAATAAGATAATGGCGCATATAATGGATTTTGTTAATTATGATAATCCAAGAACGATGATGGGCCGTAGGCAGTTGCATGAAGAAATGTTTTTAAGTTTATTGCTTGATGGCAATATATTCCCTTATGAATATTGGGAAACCCGTAAAGTCAAAGGGAAAGAATATTACTTGCCGATGAATATAATGCCATTGAATCCTTTATCGATTTCGATAAGACCTACAAAAGATTTAATGGGTGAACAAGTTATTTATAGAAATGGGTATAATAATTATTTAGGTAATTCCAATATAAGCAAGAACGCTAGTGGCGAACAGATTATTCGTAGGAATAATATGCATAGATTGACAAGAAGAGGGAGACAATACTTCTTTTGGGGAGTTCCCTTCTTAACAAGAGCATTTGCGGCGTTAGCGGCTAAAGAAAGAATTAAACAATTAGATGAATTTACAACTCAAGGATTAATTTCTTTGATAACAATATTTTCTCTTTACGATGATAAAGCCGGCTTAGTAGCAGACACACAAGTAGTTAATGCATTTGCGAATATGTTAGATGGTCGCCCAGGACAGGCACGTTATATGACGTGGGGCGGTCAAGTGAAGATGATACAGGCTGGCCCTAATGGCGAGATACTTAAATATGATGAAAAGTATCATAGCAAAGATAAAGATATAGCAGAGGCACTTGGTTGCCCTATGTTTTTAGTTAATGGGCAATTGCAGGGCGGCACCAATGGCGCAGATTATTCTGTAAAGCCCTTTAAGACTAACCTTGAAGACTGTCAGAATACAATTGGCGATTGGTGGAAATATCTAACCTATAAGATCGCTGAGTTAAATGGTTTAAAAGTTGAAATGGTTGAATATAGATTCTCCGCCGTTAATCTTGATAATGATGCAGTTCTGATAAGCAAGGTAGATAACATGAGAGACCGTGGCATACTGTCAGATACAAGCGCTGCATTGAAGCTTGGAGTATCTTCCAAATTGGAACAGACTCTGGTTAATAAAGAAAGAAAAGAACAGGAAGAAAATCCAGATTATAAATTTGGCACTCCTCCTTCGGTTCCGTTCCAAGGTCAGGGCGGATTGAATGGCGCTCCTGCACAAACAACTAAAAATGGTGGCAATGGCAGACCTAAAGCAACAGAACCAAGCAATCCTAAAGATAAAGTGCAGAAACAGAATGATAGCCAGAAACGAAAACTTAATGTTAAAGCCAGCATTATGGAGATTTCTGAAGATTTAGTGACAGCAATGCTTAATGGTATAGAAGCACAAAGCGATTTACAGAAGAAACTTGAATTACCTCTAATTACCGCATGTCAAATTACAAATCTTTTCTGTAATAAAATAGCAGATGAAATAGATAGCCCCAAAGAATTTTTTGAAGTAGCAATGGCACAGTGTAATGAGTTCTCGATTGACTTACAGCAAGATGTTATTAAAGGCAGTGTTAATACAGATAAGGCGAAAGAAATGACTAAGAAACTAGTTGATGATTTGTACATTAAGTATTTACAGAACACGATTGAACATAAAGTCGAGGTAATCTAATGAAGATAGATTTTGAAAATTATGAAGTTACAGTCGCTGATGGCCTTGAAACTCATTATATAGATGAGGCAAAGTGCAAAAGAGAAGAGACTAAAGCAAAATGTAGAGAATGGGCGAAAGGCAAGAAGAGAGAAGATATAAAAGCAACACTTGAACAGTCAGATGCTTCTGTTAGTGAAGATATGAAAAGCATGTTTCTCGATATGAAAGATGATGAAATGGAAGAATTATGCAATGCAAATATTTTCAATTCATTATCGTCTGCTGATACTAGTGTAACTTCAACTATGGACGAACTGTTAACTCAAGTAAATTATGGATTTAGTCCAGTTGTCGGTTCTTTTACTGTTGGTCACTCTTTATTAAAGTTTGGAGAACGGAATCAAAATAAAGACCTTGTTCCTATGGATAAAATTGATTATTATTTAAAATCCGTGGTTGGGCAAGGGTGTACTTGGGGGCACGATATGGAGATACTAATCGGATCAGTAATTAACGCGACAGTCCATTATCCGACTAATATTGTGCTTTTAAACACTAGGTTCTGGGAAGCTAGACCAGAATGTGCTGGCTTTGTAGAAGAAGTAAAAAATAGGTATAAAAGAAGAAATTTAAAATTTAGTTTTGAAATAATAACAGCAAAGGTAGCTTGTTCCGAATGCGGTAACGAATATCCTACTTTAGTTAATATGAAAAAAGATCATTATTGTTCTCACTTGAAGGCTCGTTTCGAGCCTGGGTCACAAGTAAGTAGAATACTGACCAACTTTATTCCTATTGGCGAGGGCGTAACAGATAAGCCGGCATTCGGAGAAAGCAAAGCATTAATCGCGGCCAGCAAAACAGAGGTTGTGCGTTTAGCACAGGCAGTTGAAGAACTGAATAAATTAATTAAATCTAAAATAAGATAGGTGATAAAATGAAAGACTTTGAAGCAATATTAGCTAAGATAGCAGAAAATACAAAACTGCTTGACGATAAAGTTGTCATTGATCCGATTGTTCTTGACGAACTTAAATCGGCAAATGCAGCGTCTGTAGAATCTGTTACTGCTGCTAATGCTAAAATCGCTGAATTAGAGGCAAATTTAGAATCTGTTTCTGCCAAATGCGATATTTTTGAAACGGAAAAAATCATAAACGAATGTAGCGCTTATGTTGAAAAAACAGAAAAAGAACTCGTACAAGCCTCTATAAAAAAAGAAGCTGAAGTTAATCGTAGAAAAGAAGAGCTGGCTAAAGCCGGAGTAACTAGCGAAAAAGCAATAGCTATGGCTGTGTCTGTTAACGAAGAGGGCTTTGAGACTATGCTCGCTACGTTCTCCGAAGTTGCCGTTGCTGAACAGAAAAAAGTTATTGAAAGTAAAAAAGTAGACATTCAGAAAGGTCAAGAGGAATTAGCGACTATCGTTGCTAATACTGGTGGCGCTTCTGAGATGGACTTAAGCGAAAAAATGTCGTTCTCTGAAAAATTCAGAGCCGTTGGCAAAAAAGCCATCGATAAATTATCAAAGTAAAATAATTGAAAGTGAGTGAGAGTAATGAGACTTTTAAATGAACCGAAAAATGAAAAATACGCAGTAGCACATGCCGCTATGATATCTGGCGATTTCGTATACATCAATTCCGATGGCGAGGCCGCAACTCCGACTGATGCTAGCACCGCAGCAACCGCTAGATTTTTAGCTGTCAAAAATCCTGAATTTTCTTGCCAGTATGCTGGTTTCTCGAATGTAATCGCCGCTGGCGATCAGGTTCGTCTTTCTAACGCATGCCGCGTAGAATTTAGCACCCCGAATTTAAATCTGCCTACGGACAACTTCGCAACCGAAACCGTTGGCGCTTACCTTGGTATAACCAATTCCGGTAAAGTAGCAAAAGTTGGCTCGTCTGCCGCTAATACTACGACCTTTATGCGTTTCGTTTCCTTCGTGGGCAATACCACTTCTGGTATCCTCGTAGCAGACGTTGACTTCATGATCTAATTAACGAATAAAATGAAAGTGAGTGAATAGAATGAGAACCAATTACTTAACCAAAAAAGATAAAGAAAGCATCGAAACCATAGTCGCATCTTACAAAGAAGTTTTAAAAGATGCAAAAGACGCATCGCACGATGAGTTAGTTAAAGCCGGTACGTTCGTAGTTAACGACTATATCGAATCAAATCCCTCGCTGTTAGACCTCAGCTCCTTACTGTTTAATCCTGGCACGGTCAATGGCGACATCCTCGACGTAGAACTCGGCTACGGCGGAATCGCGTATATGCATGCGATAGGCTCCTCGGCAGTTCTGTCTCAGGCGTATATTGATCGCGTATCGACCAAACTGAATCGTTTTTCGTTCGCATCCAAAATCGACGTTAACGCAGTTCGCACCCAGAATGTTGTAAAACTTCTGGAAGACGCTGCTGAAATTCGTTTCAAACTTGGTCTGCGTAAGTTCAAATATATCTGGGAACTCGTAAAAGCTACGATAACCACTGGCGACCCGATATACATATCGGCAGCTACCGTTAACAAAACAAATCTCGACTCCATCATGGCTACCATGCAGGATGTATCGGGTTCGGTTAACACGATAATCGGTCGCGAATCCTTAATCACTCAGATTATGGGTTTCTCTGGCTGGTCGGAAGCAACCCTTCGCGAAATCGAAATGGGCGTATTCGGTCAGTATCGTGGCGCGAAACTCATCGGCCTCAAAGACTATAGAACGATTATAGTTGACGCCGCTGGCACCAAATTTGAAACGGCTCAGATTCCTGCCGATCAGCTTATACTCCTTGGTGAAAAAGCTGGTTACGACGGTGAAAATCCCGTTCAGACTATGGCCGGCCAGGATGTCCTTTTGGGAGCAGAAGTTAAAAATACGTTCTTCGACTATGCAGCGATAATCGTTGATGAAAAGAAAGTCGGCGTATACAATATATCGTAATTTCCCCGATAGCGACTAAACATCGCTAATTTCACCCGATAGCTCTATGGGTTTCGACTCATAGGGCTATTTTTTATTGGAATTATATAAATACACCTTGACATTCAATAAAATGTTTGATAAGATAATAGTATTAAATGAAATAAAACAAGGAGAATAAATTATGAAACTCTATCAAGACATGAACCCTAATTTAACTAAATCACAGAAGAAATGGTATATGTTTAACCCGAAGGCATCTGAGAATGATATGGTTGGTTTTTCTAAATCAGACGGCAGGGATATCACATTGAAACCTGGCGATTTTATTGAACTTACTGACATTGAAGTTGTAAGTAATCAGAACCGCTCAATCATGATGGATGGCACAATGGTGCAGATCGATGACAAGAGATTAAAAGAATTAACAGCGGTAAGTATAAAGTCTGCTGATGCACTTGACTTATCAAACAATGATGATTTAGAAAATCTCATGGCGCTTGATGATGTTGAGTTCCTTAATAAAGTAGCAGAGATCAAAAAGAGAACCTTTCTTAAAAGGATTTATTCACTCGTGCAGGAAGATAAATATAAAAAATTACATAGCACAATTAAAAAAGTAGAAGAATATTTAAAAGCAGCAAAAGTCAGATGATAGCTTCTAAAATATTAACTTTCGTTAATATTTTAGCGGCTTCGAGGTTAAGGCGGAAGGTGAATCTATGAAATTGAACATAGAAATATACTATTCCTTGAATAAAGGAAGATACGCCTACGACTATTCTTTGTAGTAATACAAGCACTTCAGGATGTCCTCAGTTCTGAACTCTGCTGATAGGTATAAACGAAACAAGTCTGAGATGATGGATAACATTAGACCTGTAGTAAAAGAAGAATAGTCATTGCCGAGAGGGAAAGTTACCTAAAGGAGATGGCTTAAATGCCACTAAATCAAAGTAAACAAATAAAAGTGTTCGTAATAGATAGCAAAAATAAACCATGTCTTCCATGTAGTTCAGCAAGGACAAGGCTTTTGCTGAGACAGAATAAAGCAACCGTTCTTACTGTATTGCCCTTTGCTATCAAATTAAATCATGAAATTCAGAATCCAGTTGGTTCTTTTACAGTTGGGATTGACGATGGGGCGAAGGAAGTTGGAATTGCTATCGTAAATTCCTTAAACCATGAAGTTGTCTTCAGAGGAATAATTCGTTTAAGGCAAGATGTTAAGCGGAAGATGACTCAAAGAAAAATGTATAGAACTTCAAGGCGCTCAAGGAAAACTAGATATCGTAAACCACGATTTAATAATCGCAATAAAAAGGGGAATGCGCCAACGATAAGAACTAAAAAAGATTCTATTATTCGCACTATATTATATCTCAACAAACAAATTAACATAACAAAAGCGATAGTAGAGCAGGGAATATTTGATACATCTTCGATGGCCAAGGGAAAAGCATTAGAAGGCAAGGAATATCAACAATCTGAGTTTGAAGGTGAGAATAAAAAAGCGAAAGTTAAATGGCGCGATAAATACGAGTGCCAACACTGTTATGGGAAAACTCATCTTCAAGTCCATCATATAACCCCCCGAAGTAATGGTGGAACAGATACTTTTAACAATCTAATAACACTATGCGAGCGATGCCATAAAGACCTTCATCTTGGGGGGTGGCAGATAGAAAAGGTGCCAAAACATTTTAAGTATCCTGCACACCTACAACAGGGAAAGAATTATTTATTTAATAATTTGAAGCAAATAACAAATAATGTTGAAGTAGTTTTTGGGTGGCAAACGTCGCAATGGAGAAAAATGTTGGGGCTACCAAAAGAACATTATCATGACGCGATTGCTATGGCTTGTAAAAGTATAATGCCGATGCTTAGTTTTAAAGATTATTTAATAATACCTAAGCGAAAGAAAATTTGGGAGAATAATCCTTCTAAAACTTGCACCGAAAAAAGGGGGTTTATGCATGGAGATTTAGTTAAATCAACAAGAAATAAAATAGCTTATAGTGGAATAATAAAAAGCTTAAACAAGAATAAAATTTGTATTAAAATGAAGGGAAATGATAATTTCGAGGTAAGATATAATAAAACAAAACTGCTTTGTAGGTTCAGTTCGATCCAGTTTTGTTAACTAATAATTTAGTAGGAGGGTGTTATGAGCGGGGAATGGGTGAAAGAAGATCAGTTTATAAAAGATAAATATGATAATACTACCAAAACAAATAAAAAGTTCCAAGAAATGTTCCCATCGTATGACAAATTTTGTGAGACAATCCAGCCGGCGCTAAAAAAAGAAGAGGTAAAAAAAGAAGAAAAGAAAGAGGAGGGAGCGGGCGATGGGAACAAAAAGGATTAAGGTATTATGGGTTGGAGATTATAATTGTCCTACGGGATTTGCAGAAGTAAATAAGAATATATTGCATAGACTTGTTGGCGGTGATGATTTCGAGTTCCATGTTCTTGCTGTCAATCGCGAATGCCCTGACCCTGTCTATCCTATTTATTTTCCTATTTATGAATGCAAAACTAAATATGCATTGGGAGAAATTGCAGAAGTATTTGATAAGGTTAAGCCAGACATATTGTTTACGCTTAACGATGGTTATGTTATGCCGTTGTATCAGAAGATACTTGGCGCCAGATTAGATACATGCTCATGGATAGGCTATATAACCTTTGATGGTACTCCTATAGCAAGATGGAGAGACGCGCTTAATCATATGGATGCTGTTATATTCCCTACAGAATGGCAGAAGCAAGAAATCAATAAAATAATGCCAAGTCTTAAATGCAAGGTTATAAGTTACGGCGTTAATACAAAGATTTTTAAACCCGTGGAAAAGGACGTAATTAAACATTATAAAAAATATATGCTTGGAGATCAGAATGAAGATGCTTTTATATTCGGAATGGTAGCGAAGAACTTTGAGCGTAAAAGATATCCCGAACTGATACAGGCGTTTACGATATTCAAATATAAAAGTGGCATCAAGTTTACAAGAGAGCCTATTCTTGTTTTATGCCCTACGCATGCGCGAGGCCAGTTTAACTTAGAGAATATGGCTAAAGTAGCCGGTGCCAAAGACAATGATATTGTTATAATTCAGACGGACTCAGCATTTGGATTACCTGATGAAGAAATGAATTTGATTTATAACATGATGGATGTTAATTGTTTGATATCAATTGGTGAAGGCTATGGCCTTCCTACGATTAATGCAGCGGCTTGTGGCAAGCCTACGATAGCAATGGATAATTCCGTTCAGCATGAGTTAAGCAAGACTTTCCCTATGGTATTAGTTCCTACGGACGGCCAATCTCCTACATGGTTTGGCATGGATATGGAACAGATAAGATTTACGCCGAACTGTAAAGTATTAGCACAGGCGCTTGCAGATACATATTATAATTGTGTAATTGAACAAGACGCTACTGAGTATAACAAAGGCATATATGATATGGCCTTTAACGCCGCTAAAGCGTTAGATTGGGATAATATAGCGCCTCAGTTCGCTGATGTTATAAAAGAATGTATGGGCAAGAATAAGAAAGTCCAGGTGGTAGAATAATGAATGTTTTATGGCTTTATGGAATACATGAGCAATCAGGATATGCGCGTAATTCGCGTGAGTTTATAAAGGCGCTTAACGCCAATGGCATGACAACGAAGTTCTTAACGCTTGGGCATAAGGAATATCCAGAGAAAGATATAATGCAACAGTGGGAAGCCGTAGAGGGTTATGAGTATGATATTATCGTGCAGAATGTAGTTCCTCCCTGCTTTAAAAGGCTTGGCACTAAAAAGAATATACTGATGACATTCGCAGAGACGGATAGTGTAGCGCCCGATTGGGTCGCTAAGTGCAATGAAGCAGATGAAGTATGGACTACAAGTTATTATAGTCAGGCTGCATTTATACATTCTGGTGTAAGAGTTCCTGTTAGGGCAATTGCAATGCCGGTTGATACCAAGCAGATCGTTGAATCGTCAAGATTTACAAATAATGATACGCTGCAAGAGCTAATTAAACTTAGAGAAAAATCCAGCTTTGTATTCTTTGCGAACTCAGAGTGGACTCCAAGAAAAGGCTGGGACATCTTGCTTAAATCATTCTATGATGTATTTGCCGATTACGAGGATATTGCGCTTGTCATTAAAACATATTGCTTCTCTCAGGTAGAGTCAACTTCTTCTATTTTAGCGCAGATTAATGCAGAAAGACATCGCACCGCCGGCAAGTGTCCTGTGATGCTTATTAACGATATTATGGATATAAGAGAAGTATGGCATTTATATAAGTTTGCTGATGCGCTTGTATTGCCATCCAGAGGCGAAGGCTGTGGCATTCCTTACTTAGAAGCAATGTCACATGGCTTGCCTATTATATGCCCTAGTCGTGGCGGTCAAATCGACTATATAAACGATAACTTGGCAGTAACAGTTAAATCAACATTAATTCCTGCGTGGAGATTCCCACATAATCCTCATTACAATGAGAATATGATGTGGATTGATACGGATGCAAAAGATTTATCTTTTAAGATGATGAACATGGCAGTCAATCAGCAGAGAGATAAATGGGAGATCGGTGCTAAAATGTTTAAAGACCAGTTTGATTTAAAAGGTGAAAAGATAAACGAAACGATGGAGTTAATAAGGACGGTGGCATTAGGATGAAAAGAGCTTTAATTACTGGAATTTCGGGCCAAGATGGAAGTTATTTAGCCGAATTATTATTAGAAAAAGGATATAAAGTCTTTGGGTTAGTTAGGCGTTCAAGCTCAGCCACTAATATAAATCGTATAAAACATTTGTTAGAAAATAAAAATTTTGTTATTTTGAACGGAGATTTATCAGATACGCCATCATTACATGCCGCGATCAGGGAATCTGACCCTGATGAAATTTATAACCTAGCTGGGCAGAGCCATGTTAGGGTAAGCTTTGATATGCCAGAGTTTACAGCAGATGTAACTGGCGTTGGCGTAACAAGATTATTAGAGGCAGCGAGGCAACATAACCCTAAAATAAGAATCTATCAAGCGTCATCTTCGGAGATGTTTGGGAAAGTTCAGCAAGTTCCGCAGACAGAGAAAACCCCATTTTATCCTCGTAGTCCGTATGGGGTAGCGAAGATGTATGCATATTGGATGTGCGTCAATTATAGAGAATCATACGATATGTTTATCTGTAATGGAATCCTGTTTAACCACAGTAGTCCCAGGCGTTCCGAAGAGTTCGTAACTCGTAAAATAACAAAAGCAATTGCAAATATAAAGCTCGGCAAGCAAAAAGAACTGCTCCTTGGAAATTTAGATTCTAAAAGAGACTGGGGGCATTCACGCGATTATATCCTTGGAATGTACTTAATGCTACAGCAGGACAAGCCTGACGATTACGTTTTAGCGACTGGAGAGACGCATAGTGTTAATGAATTTTTACATAAAGCATTTGAATATGCTGGGCTTAAAGTTGAAGATTATGTCAAATTTGATAGTAATTTAACAAGACCGGCAGAGGTAGATTTACTTATTGGCGATGCTACAAAAGCAAGAACTGTTCTCGGATGGACACCTAAGATTTCTTTTGATGAATTAATTAAAGAAATGGTAGATCATGATTTAAAGGAAGCGGGGTTATAAAATGAAAATTGCTCTTACCGGCCTTATATTTGGCCATTTCTCATATAGCAATGTTAATACGCACTTAATATATCATCTTATTAAAAAAGGCCATACCGTCCATGTAAATGCCATGGAGACTAAAACGGTATCTATAGAAGAACAGT